CATTTTTTACAGTCAGCCAGATGGACTTTCCAGTCCTCGTTTATGATTTCTGCAAAGTCCACCGACTTTCCGCAAACCTCACAAGTCATTAACCACTTGCTCAAATCGACTCCCATATTATTTCCAGCATAAATTTATAGATTGGAATACGTTACCGATTTCCTCAGCTGTGATGCCTATGTATCGTTTTGTCACGTTCAAATTCGAGTGATTGAGAATTTGATTAAGCAAAAGCAAAGACTCTGCGCTATGGTTGTTTTGGTCGTACACATAGCGACCGAATGTTTTGCGGAATGTGTGTGTCGAAAAATTGTCAATATCAAGCTCATAAATATCCTTAAACTCCTTCAGCTTTCTGTTGATGAACTGAACGGTAATAGGTTTATCGCCTTTATTTGAAAAGATGTAACCACTTTTGTCCGGCTCACCCATTAGTCGGTAAAGCTGACGGAATTTTGTAGCTACTTCCATGTTAAAAGGTATCATACGGCTTTTACTTGTCTTTTTCTCGCACACAGTGCATTGTTTAGCATTTAAAACATCACACCAGCGGAAACGGAGTACATCAGAAACGCGGCAAGCTGTACAAAAGGATAAAACGGCAAACATTTCCCAGAAATACTTTTTATCCTTATGCAATGCAGCTAAAAGGCGTTGGTATTCTTCAAATTTCAGATGGTCACTTGTTGTTAGTTGATTCTTCTTAGACATGATATTATATTTTATTTGTTTCACTTTCGTTGGCAAAGTTAGTCTTAATATTAACTATATCCAAGAGAAAATCAATATTTAACATAAATTATTTTCAACTGATACTGATTGACAATAAATTAGCGTGGAAATGTTAACACAACATCTCCACGCCCTTCTAATCACGTCAGACTTTTGTAAAAGTCGCTCACCGGAATAACCTTCACACCAAGGTTTTGAGCCTTAGTGATTTTTGAAGATGAAGAATTTATGTCTTTAACTATCAACATAGTGGTCTTTTTAGAAACACCCGAAACTATCGTGCCACCGTTGAGAATGATGGCAGCTTCCAACTCAAAATCACGGAACCCTGAGAAGCAAATAGCTTCGCCTTTCAGCGGTCCGTCAGCGTTTACTTCCGCTTTGGGTTCAGGTTTGAGGATTTTGAGATTGTTTTGAGTTATGAACTTATAGAACTTATCGAGTCCGGAATAGAATGACTGAGTGGTTTTTGGCAGTGATTGCAAATCTACATCCTCAGTGTTCGGGTGAAAGTCGAGGTTGTAGAACTTCTGCAAATCATCTTCAGAGAGTGAATCGAGAAGTTTCTGTGCTTTGATTTTGCCAATACCGGAAAAACAATCACTGGCTTGCATCATTGTCGGCATATCAACACCGTCTTTAATGCGCAGCGCGTTCTGGATGATTATTTCTACTATTGCCGGCCCTAAGTTGTCGCAAGATAATAATTTCTGATATGATGCTTCGAGTAAGTCTTTGACGGTCTTAAAACCGTTTTGATAGAGCTTATTGAATGTTTCATCGCCAAGACCGTCAACTCCACAAGTTTCAAAGAAGAAGATGAGCTTGGCTAACTGAACGCCATCACAATCAGGGTTGGTACAAATCAATTCTACTTGGCTATCGCTCCACCTTGTTTTGCCTCCGCAAATGGGGCAGGTTGATAGGTCATTCCACATTTTGATAATGCTTTCTTCAGAAGCTGTTCTAACGATTTCCATAATCTTCGGGATAACACCACCGGAACGAGTTATTTTGACAATAGCTCCCGGTGCAATCTTATGGACTTTTATCCAGCCGGCATTATAGCCGGTCGGCTGGTTGATAAGGCAGTCACCAACATTGACTGTTTCGATATTTACAACAGGTTTAAATGCACCTGATTTGGCAATGTTCCACGTCACATCTAAAACGGTTGTTTCAAATACTTCAGTGAAACTGGGGTGTTTATAAGCAATTGCATACATTGGGTTGCCGGTAGTTTGGTGTCTACCGATTACATCCCACATATTCAAGTCGTTAATATAGATTACAAGTCCATCAATGTAATAAGCCTTTTGCCATGTTGCGTATAATTCGTGTAGCAACGACCCACTCAATTCCTTTGCAGTTGTTTCAAGGCACAAAGCCGGCTGATTGTATATTTTGCAAAGACTTTTGTAGAGGGCATAGTAAGTCGTATAGTTTTCACGCGAGATGTCATCAATGCCATATCGGTGAAAATCAATATGTTGCAAAAGCGGAGATGGCAAATCTCGATTAATAAAACCTGCAACGGTGTTGCGTGGAGAAACATACGGTTTGTCGGTTTCAGGTGAGATTTTACCTTCAAACAAATTGTTCCACGTGGCGCGACAGAACACAAATTCGCCAAAAGTGAAAGCAGGACTATCCGTAACCGGCTTAAATTCAGGCTGCCATACATTGAAGTGAGAAGTGCAATCTTGACCTTCATTTTCTGAACCACCACGAGAGTAAGCCTTGTTCGATACTTCATCGTGTAACAATGATATGCCATCGAACTTTGGCATGACTACGAGTTTGGTGTTGCTGTTTAGAGCCAAACTTTTTAGCCAACTGAGAACACCATCGAATGACTTCACTTTGTTTAGCGACTTCATCGGGATGGGTAGCTTTACTTTTCGTTTTGAACTGACCGGTGCCGGTTCAAGTGTCTTTAGCCATTCGTGTTCGGGAGCTATCTCACGAAGATGCTCTACGAGCTTATCGTACTCAGCATCCGATATTTCAGGTTGCCCCATACGATAAGCCGTATTGCATTTCTGGATTCTCTCTACTAAGGCATCTATTTCTGGTTTATTCATCATCTTGAACAATAGATTTGACTGTTTTACTCCATGAATCAATTAGGTCATCATAAGTGCCTTCAAAGAGTTTGCAAGCGAGGTCGAAAAGTTCCGGCAGCATATCAAGTTTGTCGGCAATGTAGTCAAGTTGACTGCCTTTAAACTGTGCATTGCGCATACGGAAAGCTACGTTGATGTGGAACTTCTTATCAAATTCGCTATACAGCAGTGACCAATAGCCTGTGTATCGTGAGCGTTTCCTCATGATTTGCACAAGCCGTTGGCGCATATCTGCGAGAGTTATGTTGCGTGTTAGTCCTCCAATAATCTCATGCTGATGCCTATTGCAAGAAACAAGTTTGGCATTAGAATCACTCAGTTGTAAGTTCTCACTTTCCAACGACCTGAGCCTTTCCTCTCGTCTGTTTAACGTGTCCTGAGCCACAGAAAGAGCGCGAGCAAGTAATTCTTCATTGCTCTCGTGTGGTTGTTCTATCATGTAGCCGCCTGTGCGTCTGATAGCCGGCAGAACCTCTTTGCATATCCAGTCTTGAAACGGTGTAGCGCATGGCTTGCGAGAACGAATGATGCAACGATACAAGTTGCTTTCATCAACAAATGTGGCAACTTGTTTGCGTGGGTTCAGAAGGTCGATACCTTCGATGTCGGCTAAATCAATAGCATAACAGCGAGAGTTGTCAAGGCGTGATTTAACTTTGGAAGTGTTTCCAAGTCCGAGAATTTTGCAAATATCTGCCAAGCAAAAAGCCGGCTGGTCGTTGATTTCGGTTACTCTCATCGTGCCTAAAGCCGGATGAGAGTAGACCTGTTCAAGTGAGTTGTTTAAATTACTTTGTGATGTCATGAGCGTAGCCGTGATGATTATTGTTAAGGTTAATTGCGATGGGTGTTATTCTTTGGTGTATTTTAAGCCTGTATGACCAAAACCACCGACACCGCGTTCAGTTTCGTCTAATGAGTCAACTTCGACCCAATTACCGCGAATGTAGTTTGTGATTACGCCCTGAGCGACACGATCTCCCCCATTGACAACAAAATCTTGGTTGCCATGATTGATTAGGATAATCTTGATTTCACCACGGAAGTCGCAATCAATGGTTCCGGGTGTGTTGCATACTGTAATGCCGTATTTGATGGCGTTACCTGAGCGCGGTCTGATTTGTAATTCCAAACCTTCAGGTAGGCTGATGTGTAGACCTGTGGGGATTGCAACCCTTTCGCCCGGAGCGATAGTTACAGGCTCATCTACATTGGCGCAAATATCCATGCCGGCAGCACCTGAAGTTTGATAAGCTGGAAGTCCGTATTTAGATTTGTTGATGATTTTGATGTCGATAGCACCCACGTATGATGGTTGTGGTGCCATAATTGTATTGTCCATCTTGTTTTGAATTTCGTTTGTTATTTTTTATTTTCGGTTGGTATATATATGCCTGTTTTCGACATACGCTTGTCGCGGTAGACTTTGCGTTTATTTCGGCACAAAATATCATACAAGCTGACTGTAAGTTGACCGAAGTCACTTTCGTCAATTTCGATGTCATCACGGAGATACCGAAAGTACATCGACTTACAAGATATTGAAGTACCGTCACAAGCCTTTTTAACGTTGGCTGTGGCTATATTGAGAGTTTTACCTGCGAAATATGGAGATGCGAAAATGGCAATTAGTTTTTTTGAGCTATTGAATAGAAGCACTCGCAAGCTCTTGTCTGCCTCTCCCATAATCGTCAGGAAAAATTATATCCGGTGTTAAATTCTTTCTCGCTTTCATCAATAGGTAGGAATCTGAAATGCACACCCCTTCAGCGAACATTTCGTGTATTTTATCATTGATGTGAGCCAGAAAATGTGGTTCAACGTAAGACAGGAACAGATACATCAAACAAGAATCAAGCAAGATGTGTTTTGATTCGTTGATGAAAACAACTTCTGACTCTTTCAAATCATAGGACTTCAGAAGTGTTTTAATTTGGTGATTGAAGGCTAAGAAGAACCCTTCAATGGTGGTAGATGAGGTGAATCCTTGTAGGTATTCTGACACGTCAAACAAAGTGACGTTAGTGTCATTGGTAGTTCCCAATTTCAGTTTGGGAAATTCCGGGAAACCCTGCTCGGTGCAGTTGAATTTTATAGGCTTCGCGGAACGAAGGTCAATCATTTAATAACTTTCAGTCATGTGTTGATAGGTGCTGGGAGGAAGAATAATTGACTCAGCTTTATCAAACTTGATGTCGCGAATAATAAAATCAACCATACGTTTATTCATATCGTCTGTTATGATTCTGGCGGCATCCGTATTGCTTTTAGCCGGAGTGTAGACAGTGGTTGATGACCATTTTTCTTTGGCTGTTTTCTCGTCAATTGTCAGCAATGCAAGTTTACAAGCATACAAGCCAACGCCTGAGTTTTGTTCTTCTTCAAAGTAGCTGTACACTAAACCGCAAAGAAGATTATCATCTTTTGTAAGGGTGTCGTTGTAAATCAAATCTGAAATTTTTGTTTTGATAATCTCGAAATTGATTTCGTCTGAGATGCGGCTTCGGTTTTGGTTCTCAATAAGCGCATACGCCACCTTCTCAGCTTCGGTATAAGATGACGCTAAGACCAAATCTTCTGTCTTGTTGGTTTCAGCGGTACCATCTTGACCCACGCCCAACCACGACATCTTAATTCGATAGTAATTTTGTGATTCGTTCATTTTTGATAACTTTTTTGGTTATGTGTCGCAAATTTAACCCATTAGATTAACAAAAACAACCGCAAAATAGCATCTTAACATATTATTAACTTTTAAAGTGCTGATAATACGCAATTAAGATAATTAATCACAATACAGGATTTGTGTGCTGTAACATTTTACGTTTCTGTAACAACGCACAACAGATAAATATGCGTGTGTCTATTCTATTGAAACTATTTACAATGAGTACAGACGAACAACAATTCAATATTAAATTGTTGGAAAGTATCTTCCGTACCAATAAAAAGACAATTCAGGAATATGTGCGCGAAATAGAGCGATACTGTCGTTTTAAATCCGTTCAGCACCAAGTTATAGATGGCACTATTCTGGATGACCGCGCTAAATTAATGGACATCTACGAGGCGTGTGTACAACAAGATGCACACCTGTCATCCGTACTTGAAACCTTGGAATCTCAGATTATTGGTGAACGCTATATGCTTGCCCGACAAAATGAGAAAGGCAGATACATCAAAGATGTTGAGGAAACCAAGAAAATTCAAGGCACTCAGTTTGTCAAAATCATTAGAGGTATTGTTGAATCAAAACTCTATGGCTATACAGCTTTGGAAATTCTGCCCGATATAGATGAGCGTACAGGCAAATTGAAAACCGTGAATATTCTGGAGCGAAGAAACATTCTTGCCGACCAACGCCGTATCGTACAAAGACAAGGCATTTGGACCCCCGGTTGGAATTTCGATGATAAGGTGTATCAAAACAACTACATCCTTATTAACTCAGGCACATTAGGTTTGTTTTCTGCTACCTCTCCTATCATATTGGCTAAGAAATTTACACTGGCTAACTTTGTTAACTTCTCACATACCTACGGACAACCTATTATCCACGGAAAAACCGTATCTGAAAGCAATGAGGATAGACAGCGTTTAGCCAACGAGATTGCAAGCGCGGCTCAGAATAAGGTTGTCGTGACCGGCAAAGATGATGAACTTGATGTTAAGACGTTCACGATGTCTAACTCGGAAAAAATCTTCACCAGCTTGATTGAGATGGTAAATGCCGAAGTGTCTAACTTGATTCTTGGTTCTGAGTCAATGGCAGGTGCAACTCAGTCTTATGTTGGTTCAACAAGAGCGCATGAGGACATCTTCCGTGATCGTGTTGAAGTGTATCGTGAATACATTGAGAACATGATGAACGAGGAAGTTATTCCCAGACTTGTTCAAATGGGTTACATTAAACCCGGATTGGAGTTT